TTGTTCGTGTAAAAACGCGTCGCGGCTAAAGCTGGTACTGCTATCAGCAGGACAAAACCAGCGATAATCACACTTCGACAAAAGTGCACGTCACACCATCTCCGTGTTGATTTAGTTCGCCTCGACGAGGTGCATCAGACCGTAGTCGATCGAGACCGTCGTCGGAGACGAGCAGCTCGTCTTGCGTGGTTCGACGAAGATCACCGTCAGTTTATCGTTACAGGCCGTCACAGCGCAGCCTGCTGCCTGCCCGTTGTCCTGGCATGTGAACGCGGCCGTCGCGGCGCCCGTGCAGTTCTTGTTCGCGGCGTTGCACGGCGAGGTGAACGCGGTGCTGGCTAGCGCGCTCACCGTCCCGAACGTCAACGCGGCGATCGTGTTCGCCGGCCCGCCGGCGGTCACGACTGCGCACGAGCCACGGTAGCAGAAGTTGTTGCTCGTGGTCGTCTCCCCGCCGGAGTTGTTTATCTCCATCGCCATCGTGAACGACGGCGGGCTAGCCGGGGCGGCCGGCATGCCGAAGGCGATGTAGAACTTCCCGTCGCCGTTCGTGCACCGCGGCACCGTGAGCCCGGCGTACGTGCCATTGCTTAAGCAGATCGAGCCGTCGTATCCATACGCCGACGGCGTGGCGATCGGCACGTCGAACCCGACGGCCCACGCCGGTGACTCGAAGATCGAGTCCCACAGCGACCTCGGCGGCTCGGGCTGTTTCACGTCCTTGTGAACCGTGTAGGTGCCGTCGTCGTTCACCGTCACCGGGTAGATCGGCCCAACGCCGGGCGCGTCGATGATGACCTGGCCGGGGAGCGCGCGCGATCTCTCCTTCGCGTTGAAGTCGTCGTCATTCAAGATGCTCTGTCCGAGACTGGCGGTCGCCAGTCCGAGTATGGCAACCATGGTTGCTAGTCTAAAGTATCTCATTTTCTTTGTTTCCTCCTTCTTTTTTCTCATTTTGATATGTAGTGTACGGCGAGCGTCACGAGCCACCCAACAACTGTGGACGCAGCGAGCCCGATGGCGACGTACGCGCCGAGCTTCGATCGGAAGTCGCGGATCCACAGGAGCAGCTCCGCGCCATTGGCGTCCTCGATAGTCTTGACACGCAGCTCGACCGTGCGTGCTGAGACCTCGAACGCGGCGACGCGCTCGCGCACGTCGCCGATGATCGTCCGAATCTCGATGAGCAAGTCGTGGTCAGACTGGCTCAGTATCTCAAGCGCCATTCCCGTTCTTCCGACTCGACGAGATGAACTGGCTGCCGGCGAGGGCGACCCAGCCGAGCGTCCAGCCCAGTTTGCCGGTCACGCTCCCCTGCGTGCCGGTCGGCAGCATGCCCGACGCCGCGAGCGCGCCGAGCATAGCGACAAGGCCGCGGAGCGTCGCCTTAAAGTACGCCTCGTCGGCCCACAGTTTCTTGAACATAGATCCCATTTGTTTCCTTCCTTTTTTCTCTGTTATTTACGTCGGTGTCACCGTCGGTGTCTGCGTCGGCGTGTCCGTCACGGTCGGCGTGACGACGCTCTCGCCCTTCGCGAGCCCCGGTGGACTGACGACGTAGCTGATCGTCCCGGCCGCGGTGGCCGAGGACGTGGTGATGCAGAGCGTGCGCGCCGGACGCGTGTAGAAGACGGTGCCGGCGGCGGCGACCGTCTTGCTGCCGACCTGTGCACCGGAGATCGCTGTGGCGTCGAATGCGCAATCGGTCCCCGTCCCGTCTTTCCACGTCCAGCTCGTGCCGGTCGACGAGATGTCGTAGCCGCAGACGTAGATGCGCAGGTTCACGTCCGGGTTGATGACCTTCGTGGTCGCGCTCCCCGACGTGATCGCTACGGCGACTGAGAGCTTCGTCGCTTTCGACGCGCATGGATCACCGAGATACGGTTTCTCGCCTCCCGGGACGACCGTCGCGGTCGCGGGAACGAGGGTCGGCGCCGCGGTGGTGGTCACGAACGTCGTGGCCGTCGGCGTCTGGGTGATCGTCGCGGTGTTCGCTGGAGTGGGCGTCGACGTCTTCGCCGGTCGCGGCGTTCGCGTGATCGTCGGCGTCCACGTCGGAGTGACGATCGTGTTCGTCTTAGTCGGCGTGATGGTCAACGTCAGCGTCAGCGTCGGCGAGTTCGTAGGCGTGCGCGTCGGCCCGGTGGCCATCGGCGTCTGCGTCAAAGTCGGTGTCGTGGTCGGCGTCGAGATGTCTCCGCCGCAGCCGGCGAGGCACGTGCCGCCGGCGTGGAACGCCACCTCGAGGCACGTCGGCCCCTGCGCGATGCAGTGGATGTCGCACTGCCCGTCGCTCGAGACGGAGTCGGTGCACTGTGGGTTCGGCGAACAGCTCGCGCCGGCGCAGACGCAGCAGCCGGCCGCGGCGTCGGCGCGCCGCGCGGCGAGAAGCAGGGTCGCGCAGAGCGCGGTGGTCAACAGTAGTCGTCTCATTTCATCCTCCGTCTTATGGGGTCAAAGTTCCGATGATCAGTCCTTCTTGGTTGAGAATCGTCAGTGTCACGGCCGTGCAATTCGCCCACTGCCCGTCGAGCAGCTGGGTGTACTCTGGCGACGCGACCTGCACTCGGTACACGCCACCGACCGAGCCGAGGACGGCAATCCATTCTTCTGGCACGATGTCCTGTTTCGTGCGACGCGCCAGTCGCAGCGCGAAGGCGACGGCCGCGGAGATGAGCGCTGGCTCGACCGACGACGGCACGGCGTCCTTCATCAGCGTGACCGCGGCGTTCACCTCGTAGTCGACCTCAGTCGCCGCCACCACCGTCACCGTATCGGTGAGCGGCCGCACGTCCTCGCCGGTCACGCCGCGGTGATCGCCGCCACCGACCTTCTGAGCGATCAAGTCGAGCAGCGGCTGCGTCACGACCCCCTGCGTGCCGGACGCGGCCGGCTGCTGCGTCACGGTGCCGAGCACCGAGATGATGACCTGGCCGGGGACCGGCGTGGTGACGTTCACGTCCTGGATAGTCGGGTCGACGCTGAGAGCGAAGAAGCGGTATGACGCCGCAGGGCCGGCAACCGAGAAGCGGTTCGGCGCGAGCTGGATGCGCGCGCGCAGTTTGTCGGTCGACTCGATCGGCGCGCCATCGGCCGTCAGCGTCGTGTTCGCCACCGTGACCGCCGTGTCGGGGACGAGCAGCACGTTGACCTTCCCGGGTGCGTACCCGTTGCCGGCAACGCCCGGCGTCGTGCATTGAGCGCCGATGCTCGATGACGGCTGGCCGATCGGGATCAGGAGAGGCGCAGTCGTGATGAACTGCACGGCGCCGTCCTGCGTGCCAACAAGCACGCCGATGTCACGAAAGTATGGCGTGTCTCGCGGGCCGGCGACGAGCGTGAACTGAAGCGTAGTCAGCGCGCCGGACGCGCGCAGCCGCTCGACGCCGACGAGCGCGCCTAAGTAATCCACGTTCGGGAAGTTCGCGAACGCGAGCAGCGACTGCTGACCGGCGTACTGGATGACGTTCCGGATGAGCGCTTCGCGGAAGGCGTAGAGGTTGATGAGCAGCTGCTCGATCTGGGCGGGGTACAGCGTGCGGCCGGTCGACGCTTCGAACTCCGCCACCATGTCGTCGAGGATGAGCTGCGGGTCGAGGCCGTCGGCGTCGTTGATGAACACCGGTGGTGGCAGGCTGATCAACTCCGCGGGGAGCGTAGTGCCGGCGAGCACGGCGACGCACGTCCAGACGACACTGCTGTCGTGCGTCGTCGCGCCGACTGAAGTCCCGAACACCGGGAGGACGGTGCCGGACGCACCGGACTCGGTGCACTGCTGCACGTTGCCGTTAGAGTCGACGATCACGTCCGCGTTGAGCGTCCTCGTCTTGCTCGGGATCCACGACTGGTTAGCCATTCTCTACCTCACCGGGAGCGTGATGACCGTCTGCTGCGGTGCCGCGAACTTCGCATTCTTCACGTTGAGCCTCCACGTGATGTTGATCACGACGACGCCCGCGGCCGCGTCGAACTCCACGCTCACCTTCGTCACGATGACGCGCGGCTCCCACCGCGCGATGGCCGCCGTCACGTCGCGCACGGCGTGCGGCCGCATGAACGTGATCGGCTTGTCGATGAACCCGACCACGTCGGTCGCGAACGTCGGGCGAAGCGGGTCGGTGCCGGGCTGCGTGGTCATGATGATTCGCAGGCACTGGTTCACGTCGTCGAAGTCCTCGACCACCTCACCGAGCCCGTCGCCCGGCAGCGCGTCGAGCCGCATCGACCAGTCGGTGGTCTTGATGTCCGCGAGCGTCCTCATGACTCCACCACGTTCGCCGTCGCGTCGGCGGTCGAGAAGAGGATGGACGGCGGTCCAGTATTTCCTCCTTGGGGATCTGGGTGCGCGTGCCCGTTGTACTTCGCGATGATGGTGTTGAGCATCACCGGCAGCTCGCCGCCCGACTGCCCGATCTTCACGTTGGGACTCTCTATCGTCACCTCCGGGCTGTTCACCGTGACGGACCCGTCGACGTTCGCCACGAGCGTCCCCGGCGTCTTGATGAAGAGCTCGCTCGCGTTGGCGTCGTACTTCAGCTCGGCGCCGTCGGGGAACGTCGCGTCGAGCACGTGCGCTGCGCGGTCATACACGACGACCGTCCCGTCTTTATACCGCCGGTAGTTCACGTCGGCGGTCACGCCACCTGGCGTCGGGTCGGCCGTCGAGTAGATCGCGCCGATGACCACGCCGTCTTCGTCGTTCGGGTCCATGAGGCAGACTACCTGTTCGCCGAGGTCGGGGATGTCAAAGTGCTGGTCGTCCTGCGTCCGCCTGAACGCGACCGGGAGCCACCACGAAGCGAGGTTGTCGCGGTCGACGAACGTCACGCGCAGCCGGCCGCGCGGGACGTCGTGCTCCTTCACGATGCCGTTGCGAAAGTGCGCGCCGCCGGTCGGTCCCTTCGTCGCGAGCTCTTGCCCTATGCGTCCGTAGTTGCTCATGGCGTGGTCGTGAGGAGGTCGATCGGGACCTGCTGCTGCGGCCCGCCGGTCTTTGGCTTCTCCGCAGTCACGTGCCGCATCTCGATCTCGGTCGTGTAGCCGCCGCGTCGGTCGAGCGTGTGCCGCGACTTCTCGATGAGGTACTTCCCGTCGAACTTCCCGAAGCCCGCGACGTTTATCGCGACGCCCGACCGCAAGCGCGTGTCGCCGATCACGGTGAGCGACGACATGCGCTTCTTGCGGTTGTGCCCGCGCAGCCCGGCGTTCGCCTTCGCGAGCGCGTCCTGCCCGCTCTCCGCGCGGATCGGCAAGCGCAGCTCGTCGCCGGTCGGGATGTCCTCGGTCTCCTCCGCCGTCTGCGTGGTCAGCAGCTTTGTGTCCGAGTCGAGGTAGCTGACCGTCGCCGTCTTGTAGAGCTTGTGCGAGCCGTGGACGAAGCTGAACTTCTCCACGTCCGGCGGGCGGCGGATCGTGATCGCCGCGTCCTGCGCCTCGAGGTACGCGCGCGGGACGAAGACGAGCTGCTTGTCGCGGATCGAGAAGTTGTAGTCATATGTGTTCGCCGCGCGCTGAAGAAACTGGAGGTCTGTCTCGTGCTTCTGCGTCATGCGCTTGAGCTGGACGTCCACGTCCTGCGGCGCGCCGATCACCTCGAGGTCGTGCGTCTTCGCCACGGTCGTCGCGATGCCGAGGAGCGTCTGGTTCTCGAACGCGCGCGACTTGTGCGTCCGCATCGACGGCGTGATGTACGCGCTGATCCCCTTGATCTTGAACGCGTCGGGTGGCCCGTCGAGCCCGAACTCGTCGATCTGGAACTTCCCGCACGTCACGAGCGCGTCGGCGTACCCGATCTTCAACTCGAGTACCGCGCCCTGGACGGGGAACCACTGGTTCTGCCACAGTCGCTCGCGGTCCTCGAACACGGCCTCGATCGACGACGCGTGGTGCTCGATCTCGTCCTCGTACGTGACCTGCGTCGTGTAGGTCGACACGTCGTGCACGAGTGGCTTCGTGGTCTTTAACTCCCACGCGGGAGTAGGTGGCTGCGCCTTGACTGCGAAGTCTTCGGCCATCACTGCCCCCTCACGAGGAGCCACGGCGGTGACGGCACCGTCGCGACCGGCTTGCGGATGACCGGGATGGCGAGCTCCAGCCCGAGCGGTAGCACCGCGTCGATGGCCACCTGCGGGTTCGCGTCGATGATGCCAGCGAAGTTCGTGACGACGCCGTACATGCGGAACGCGATCAAGTCCCACCGGTCGCCGGTGACCGTGGTGTAGGAGAGGAACCTCACGACGGGAACACCCCCGGCGCGATGGACGGCTCGCGGCACGCGTTGGCCGGCGGGATGTAGCCCGGCCTCGTCGGGTCGTTGATCACGTTCAGCGGGCCGGTCACCTCGATCGGCGCCGGCGTTGAGGAGACGACTGACGTCCCCGGCTGCTCGAGGTTAGACGGCTCGACCGCCGGCGGCGGCTCCGTCGGCGCCGCCTCTTGCTCGACGGCCGACGCGCTGGCATACTCCGTGAGTTGCACGTCGAGGTCGATGAGGATGAGTGAGCCGTCCGCGTCCTGGTGCATGATCGTCTGGCCGAGCGCCGTGATGACGAACAGGCCGCGGTGGACGCCGTTCCCGAACACTAACGCCATGGCCTCGTGCGCCTCGGCGCGCTTGACGAGCTGGTCGTACGCGACCTGCGGCTGGCTGAACATCGCGTGGAACCTGAAGCGCATCTGGATCACTTCCAGCTCATTGGCAATCCACTGCAGTCGCGGCCGGTCCTGCACCACCTCGTGGACGGCGTAGTAGAACTCGCGCCGCGACTCGAACTGCTCCGGCGACGCGACGATGAAGAGGTCCAGGTTGCCGATAGTCGCGTATGTGGTAGTCGCCCACTTCGTCGCCGGCGGGTCGAGCTCCTCCGGGCCCGGCCACTGGTTCAGCATCGGGATCAGCTGGCGCGCGCGGAAGAGGACCTGTTCTGGCGTGGGCATCAGTACGCCGTCCTCTCTTGCCGCTGCTGCGCGTTCGCGAGCATCGACGCGAGCTGCTTGAAGTGCTCGTCGAGCATCGTGCGCAGCGAGCCCTGCTGCTCGCCGGCGTTGTTGATCGTCGGCGCGTAGTGGATCGAGATGGCGCCGGCCGCGCGGCGCGCGGCGGCGACCACGGGCGCGGGTGACATGTGCTCGGCGATGGTCTCCATGATCCGCACGTTCGCGAGCTCGCGCAACGGGCCGACCGGCGGCGGCGAGTGCCCGACGAAGTAGTCAGCAACCTTCTCGGCTACGTCCTCCGCCGCATGCACGGGCCAGAGTACTCCGTCTGCGATGCCACGACCGAGTGCCTTGATCATCGCAACGCCAGCATCGTACCACATCGAAACGTGATTGACAAGCCAGTTCTGCACACGCACCGACGCGTGAACGATCTCGTCATAGTACTTGATGTACGCGTACGTCCCGGCGGCGAGCGCCGCGGCAGCGAGGATCACCCAGCCGACCGGATTCGTCGCGAGGAACACGGCCGACGCCGCGGCCGCCCTGAGCGCGCCGGCCGCAAAGCCGATGAACCCGCCTGCCAGTAGTCTGAGCGACACGAGCGCCGCTGGCCCGTACGCGAGCATGATGACGAGCTGGCCGGTAAGGAACAGCATGGCGCCGAGCGGGACGAGTGTCGCCGTGCCAAGCGCGAGGAACGCCAGACCGAGCTTCACGACCGTCGGGTGAGACTTGGATAATTCCTGCACGCGCATGAGGGCCTTCGTCAGTGAGTCGGCGAACGGGCCGATTATCGCCACCACGGTGTCGCCGATCACCTCGCGAGTGTTGTGCAGCGCTTGCCTGAGCACCGTAATCGCCGTCGCCGCGTCCTCGGTGCGCATCCTCTCCAGGTCCCGGTTGAGCATCCCTGTCGACCGCTGCGCCTCGTCCGTCTGCCTGCGGTACTCGTCAAGGTGTCGCGTGAGGTCGAGGATGAGCGGACCGGCGCCAGAGAACGCCTTCTCGATCATCGCGGTCGCCGCCATCTGCTCCATCCCGGCGGTGCGCGCGCGCACCTGCTCGAGGATGTCGAGGAAGCCCATGCCGGGCTTGATCGTGACGCCGAGCGGCTGGAGCTTCTTCGTGTCTGCGAGGATCTGCGCCATCGCCGAGCCGAACTGCATCGCCGCGCGTGGCCCGAGCTTCTGGAGCCCGCCGAGAATCGTCATCAGTTCGGAGAACGGGACGTTCATCGCCGTCGCCAGCGGGGCGATCTTGCCGAGCCCGACCAGCGTCGACCCCAGGTCGAGCTTGAAGTGCGCTTTCGTCGCCTCGAGGATGTCTCCGATCGCCTTGACCTGCGGACCGACCGGCTTCGCCGCGTTGCGCATCGCCGAAAACGCGCGCATGACGAACGTTGCCGCTGTGTCGTAGTCGACGTTCATCCGCGTCGCGATCCCCATGACAGTCGCGGTCGACGCCATCGTATCCCGCATGTCCTCGGTCTCGTGCGTGATCTGCTGCATCACGCCGGCGACGGTCTTGTACGCTTCCTCGCTCCCGACCATGTGGTTGGAGAACGCGATCGACGCTTCGTCGATCTCCCTGATCGCCGCGTCGGTGAGGTGGAGCTGCGTCTGCAGCATCTTCACTTGGTGGGTCGACTCGATCGACGCTTCGACCAGCTCGTACAGTGCGGCGCCCATCTCCGCGCCGACTGTCATGAACTCCATGCCGACTCGCTTCATGCTCTCGCCGGCATCGCGCAGCCCGCGCATGCGCAGCGCGGCGCCGTGGATACGCTCGAAGCCGTGCTCGATCGCGCGGAGCGGCGCGGCCGCGTGGTCGACCAGCGCGACGATGAACCCGAGCTCGAAGAGGCTGCGCGCCACGCGCTTACTCCTTCTCCATGGCGCGGTTCGCGCGACGGACGTGCTCGTTCACGGCCACGGTCCAGGCCTGTAGCTCGCCGAGCGTCATCGCCCGCAGCTCAGTCAGCGTGAACCCGTGTGCGATTAGTCCCGCCATGTTCATCAGTTGATCGGGAACGTCGACGGCGGTTCGGTCTCGTCGTCCCCGCTCGACGGGAAAAAGCGCTCGTCCTTGGCCACGCGCAGCGCGCCGACGATGGCGTCGATGTCGCGCGTCGACATGTCGCTGAAGTCCTCGGGGACGAGTTGCTTGCCACCTACGGAGACCACACGGCTGATCATCGCGTGGAACCACACGAAGGCGCTGTTCCCGTGCTGCATGCGCGCGATGTCCGCCTGCTCGCGGTCGCGCCCGGTCAGCTCGCGCGCTGAGATGACGGCGACCTTCTTGCAGACGGGGAGCGTGACCTCGATGACCTTTGGCTGGAAGACCTCGAATACTTTCTCGCTTACTACTACGTCAGACATTCTTTTCCTCCTCTTCCCCGACCTCGGTCGAGGGATCAATCGTCATGTTGAGTACCGCGGTGGTGTTGGCGACTGCCGTGGCGAAGTGCTCGGCCGCGGCGCGCGTCGTGAACGGGCCGTTCCTGGTCGTCTCGCACGCCGCGCGCGGCAGGTCAGACCCGTTCGGCCCGCGCTGCCTGTAGGTGATGACGGTGTAGAACATCCTTTCCTCCTGCCCGTTTCTCCGCCGGCCGGGCGCCGGTTGTTTCAGAAACCAGCCTGTTTTCGCGTGTGCTGAAACAGGCCGGTTTCGTGAAACGCTAGAAGCTGATCCCGCCGCCGATGGTCACGCCACCGATTGAGAACTCGCCGCTGAGCGAGCCGAGCCCGCCGGTGCCGACGCTGCTGCGGAACGGCGCGAGCACGTCGACTCCGTCGACCACCAGCTCGTTCGAGAAGAGGTCGTACAGCAGGATCTGCTGGCCGAAGAGGTACTCCTCGATGTGGTAGATGGCGATCTTCGTGGTGACGTCCACGTTCTCGTGCTTCAGGAACTTGAGCTCGCCCATGTCCGACATCGGGCCAGACATGAGGAACACGGCCGGGCCGGACGCGAGGAGCCCGGTGGCGCCGTACGTCTCGAGGTGGCCGCGCACCTGGTAGATGTTCACGGTGAACGGCGTCCCGAGCATCGACTCAGGCTCGGCGTAGAGCGACGCCCACTTGATCGTTGCCTCGATCTTGTCGAGCCCGGCGGGGAACTCGCCGGTGCCGATCATGCCGAGTCCTTTTGGTCGACCATCTTCGCTTTCGGTCGTGGCACGGTGATCTCTTCTGCCATGCCGAGGCAGTTGACGCCGTTGACGTAGATGTTGGCGTTAGTCATCCTGTTGACGTTGACTTGTCCCATCGTGATTCTCCTCTTTCGACCGGCTTACTTACCGGTGATGTTGCCGAGCAGGTTCGTGTCGACGAAGAAGTTGTACGTGATCCGCTCCGCGGGGGGCGGCGGGATCAGGTCCACGTCGAAGGTGATGTGTCCGGCCGCCAGCTCCACCGCCGGGTTCGAGTCGGGGTTGAAGGTCACGTGGCTCCCAGGCACGAGCGCGCCTCGCTGGATGAGGAGTCGCACGAACCCGTTGGCGCTCTGCAGGACCGTCTGGATGAGCGCGTTGCTAATCGGCTTGTCGAGGTACTGGAGGCTGAACGCATCGAGCGACTCCTCCACCACGTCGAGCGTGCGACGGACGGCGATGAACGTCTTGGGGTCGGACGCCGCCGGGAACGCCGAGGAGCGGTTGCCCCACGCGCGAAGCCCGGTGCCGAACGCGCTGAACACCGCCACGATGCCGGCGGCGTTGAGTGAGTTGGAGTCGGAGAACGGGTCGGTCGCCGACATGATGAACTGGACGTCCGGGCCGAGCAGCCCGATGACCTGGATGTTCGACGGCGAGAACCAGTAGCCAAACTTGATGTCGTTCGCCGCCATCGCGCCAGCGTAGAAGGCGCTGTACGGCCCGTCGACCGGCTGGAATACCTCGAGCGACGCCGGGTCCTTGCCGGCGTCTGAGAACATCTGGTTTGGGTACACGAGGATCGCCCGCTCGTCGGAGAGCGAGAACGCCGCGGCGAGGTCGGACCGGTTGGCGATCGTGTCCGTCACGTTCGGCGTCTGGACGAGCACCGTCGTCGACACCGGCGGCGCGGACGAGCCGCCGCTCTCCGGCGAGAGCCCGCCCGGCGAGTCGATGCACGCCACGCCCTTGACCTTCCCGGCGATCGAGAGCATCTCGTCGGCGACCGCCTTGACGTACGAGAAGCCGGGGGCAATGAGGATCTTCGGGTTGAAGCCGAACTTGGCGATCGAGAACGGCAGCAGCTCGAGGCCGGTCGCCGGCGGACCAGCGTCGCCGATCACGTCATCGTTGACCACGCAGGCGCCGCCGGCCGGGTCGGCGAAGTTGAAGGCGATGGTCTTCGTCGCGTTCTCGGCGATGTTGCCGACGGGCACCGGGAGGTAGACGACTCCGTTGACCTGGTCGACGGTGAAGTCGGTCTTGAGCACCGAGCCGCTGATCACCACGTCTGAGACGCCCATGTGGCCGAGCTTCACCTGCTGGCGACCGCCGATGGTCGCGAAGGTGTACGACGCGGAGTGCGCGGTCACGTGCGCGTTCCAGTCGAACACGTTGACCACGATGACCTGCGCCGCGCCCTGGAGCTGGATGGCGCGGAGCGCGTACGGGATGGTGTAGCCGCGGACGCGCGGGCCGAAGCCGGCCGCGCCGCTCGACCCGCTGACGAGCTGGAGCTGGTTGAGCCGCCCGAACTGCGCGGCGGTCTGCACGAGCTTCCACGTCACCGTGTTGTCAGTCGTCGTGTCGCCAACGTCGGTGTCCCACGTCGGCTGGCTGGCGCCGGACGTGCCCGCGACGGTGACCTGCTGGACGTTGCCGTTCGCGTCGACCACGCACTCGTTCTTGACGTAGACCGCGCCCTGGTTCCACAGCGGGAACGACGCGAGCTTGCCGTCGCCGTCGCACCACGAGGGCACGACGCCGTTGACGGGCGGGGTGTACCATGGCGGGCGGGTCGACCCGGCGAACGTCGGCGCGGTGCCGACGAGCCCGACGACTCCGCTCCGCACCACGACGACGGGGATCGGCCCGATCGTGGTCTCGATGATCTCAATTCCGTGTAGGAAACCGCTGAAAGGCATTGTTGAACTCCTCTTCTCTTCTAAGGTTCGACCGCGTATCCGACCGCGACTGACATGCCGGGGCGCAGCCGCCCGCGCAGCGTCGCCATGATGAGCCCGTTCGCAGAGTCGACATTGTAGTCTCGGCCTACGAACAGCGGGACGTGGCTGACCGGGTCGCTAATCGACACGTCGAGCACGTTCGTGTCGGGCAGCTGCACCGCGCCGGTCTGGTCGACGACGAACCGCACGGTGTTGATCTTGACCTTCGCGTGCGTCTCGATGATCACTCGCTTGAGCGGCGGGAATGGCGGGTCCTCGATCTCGTTGACGATGATCGTGCGGTGCGAGAAAGATGTCTCGTAGTACCACACGCCGCCCTGCGAGTCGCGCTTGCCGAAGCGCGCGCCGCGCGCGACCAACTTCGTGAAGCCCGGGACTTCGAAGCCGGTGAGCGCACGTCGCAGCGCCTCGATGACCTGGTACGCGCCGGGGTCGCGCCCGGTCGACTGGCCGCCGAGCGACCAGCCGAGCGTGCGGATGACGACGGCGCACGTCCACACGAGCTCGCGCTCCTGGCGTACCTCGTCGACGGTCGTCGGGTCGTGCGTGTCCTCGGCCCTGTCGAACACGAGGAGCGCCGCCCCGACCGGGTGAGTCAGCCTGTAGTACTCCGGCTTGTCTGGAAAGTGCTCGATGGCGACCGACTGGAGCGCGCTGTTCTTGGTCTCGTCGCGCGCGTAGTCGATCAGCCGCGAGAGGAGCTGCTGCTCGACCCATTCGATGTCCGTCCGTCGCGGCTCGTCGAAGACTCGCCCGACCCATGGCTCGTCTAGCTGGATTGCCGGGATGCTCATGCGGCAGCTCCGAGGTACGCGCTCACGACGTGCTCGATCGCCTTCGCGTCGTCGTCGTCTACTCCGAGGAACGCGCGCGCGGGAATCGCCGCCGGCCCGGGCGCCATGCCGGAGGTCCCGCCGAGCTGGTGGATGGCGGCGGTCACGCCCGGAGCGATCTGGTGGTTCGTGCCAACGTGGAGCTCCCTGTCTTCCGCCTTCGACTGGACGCTCCGCATGAGCATGCCCGTGTCGAGGAGCGGCTTCGCGCCCTCGCCTCCGCCGCGCCGCCTCGCGACCGTGCCTTCCTTCAGCGGCGCCCACGCCTTGACCGGGCCGAGCCCGCCGACCGGACCCTCCGACCTCGCGAACCGCATCTTCGTCGACGCGACGAGGTTGCGCCCGATCTCGGTGAGCGGCTTCTTGAGCGAGCCCGCGAGCTGGGCGAGCTTCTTGATGTGCGGCGACACGTCGTCTCGGACGACTCTGATCTGGATGCCCTCGGCCATCAGAACCCCCTCAGGGTGAACCGGTCGAACACGTGGCTGAGGTTCGGCGGGTTTGAACTAGACTCCAGGTCTTTCTGCTGGCCGCCGGCACAGTCGATGCCGCCGGTCAGGTTGATGCCGGCGGAACCACCAGCGGTCGTGGTCAGCACCGTGGGTGAGGCGATCGCCGGTTCCGCGCCATCCTTGTTGAGGCCGAGCGTGAGCTTGCCGTCTGCGATCTCGCGGAGCATCTTGAGCGCGTCGTCGTGGCGCTTGCGCGCGTCCTCGACGTCGTGCAGTGGCCGCAGCGACTGCAGCCGGTACATGGCGAGGTCCCGGCAGAGGATGCCGAGGATGGGCGGGACTTTTTTTTCCTCGAACGGGAGCGCGAAGCGGCTCTCGATGTAGGTGTCGATGATCAGCGTAGCGTCGCTGAGCTGCTTCTGGAGCTTACCGGCATCGACGGTCGTCGCGGACGGGTCCTCGTTTGTCAGTTGAACGAGGTCCCGTGCGGCGAACGATTCCGTCATGTCCTCTACGGTCGCGTAGCTCATTCATCGCTCAGCGTCGCCACGTCTCTATCTTCAGTGGTCTTCTCCGGTCCGATTACGTGGTGAGGTACTCGGACACGATCAAGTCAGCCGACCCCTTCCAGATGTTGGTCGTGGGCACGCCACTCGACGCGCCGGCGCCGACCATGAAGTCGGAGTGGAGCAACTGCCTCCCCGCCTCTTCCAGGAGCGGCGGCACGAGCAGGTAGATGTTCTTCCCGCCAGACAGCACGCCGAAGGGAAGCCCCGCGTCGGTCTTGATCGAGCGCATCGCCGCGCGCGCGATGCCGTAGTTCTCGGGGTTCGTCAGGTCGCGGTTCGATGCGTACGCGAGCTGCCACAGGCCGAAGCCCGCGTTGACGCGGCAGTCGACGCCGAACCGGAACACCCTCTCCATGAAGACCATCTCGTCCGTGATGGCGTTCATGCGAGTCATGGTGTACTCTTTCCGCTTCTGGAAGATGAACGGGCGGATCGGCCGCGACGCGTCGATGATGTACCAGAACGGGTTCGACCCGCCGCCGTCGTCGATGTTCGCCACCGCGCTCGTCGCGCCGGCGAGGCCCACCGGGTGCAGCTTCGAGAAGAACGTCTTGCCGTCGTACCCGAGGACCTCGGGTGTCGGCGAGCCGGTGTCGAAGTTCACCGTGGACGACTTGATGCCGCCGAAGATGAGCGTGTCTGGGTGGACCTTCGAGTCCCAGCCGAGCTGCTCGAACATCGGGGTGTAGACGCCGTACTGGTCGTCTTCGATGTCGTTACGGTTCACGCCGACCGTGTTCTCGAAGTCCTTGTTGACGATGGCGTACCCGTGCGCTTCGAGCATCTCGAGGACGCGCGGTCCCAGCCACTCGCGGAACTTCGTCGTCCGGCCGAGCCAGGGGTACACTTTCGACCGAGTCGTGCTGGGCGCCGTGGTGCTGATCATCGCCCAGTACGTGGGCGGCATGTCGAAGCCGCGCTGGAAGACCATCTCAAACCCGAGGAAGAGAGGTCCGAGCGTTGCGGGAGTGATTTCCATTTCAGTTGCCTCCGTTCAAAGTTTCAGCGGGCCGCGTTTTACGCGCCCGCCTTGTTCGCCACGTCGACCCACACCTGGCCACCCTCGAGACCCATGATGGTCCCGACGAGCGGGCGGGCTGACGAGTCGTCGTTGTCGCTGACGGTGTGGTCGTCGGTGGCGTAGCACTTTTTGCCCACGTCCGCTTGCGTGATGTCAGTCGAGTTGATGTTGAGCAGGAATACGCCCCGCCAGACGTGAGTCTTGACGGCGCCCGCCGCGCCGCGCACCAGCTGCGAACTGGGGATGAAGAGCGACGAGACGTTGAGCGGGTTCTCGCCGGGGAAGCCGAGGTACAGGCCGCCGCACAGGCCGACTACCGTGAGCACGTCCAGCGGCGATCCGCCGAAGACCTGACACGGGACGGCGAAGCCACTCGCGTCGAGCGCGATGAGCCCGCCCACGAAGATCGACGTGGCCGCCTCGACCGGCTGTGGCAGCATCTCGACCCGGCGACCGAGCGTCGGGGTGTTTCTTGCCGTTTGCAAAAGTGCCATCTGAGTTCTCCTTCTGAGTTTTTCTGATGCCTAGGCCGAGTGGCGAGCGATCAGCGCTGCGCCGGAGCCGGGCCGGTTCTTGGTCGCCTCGAAGTGCGCGGCCGCCTTGTCGGGGTCGATGCCCAGGTTGGCGCAGACTTCCGCCATGGTGCCCCCGGGCGCCGAGCCGGCCTGCAGGTTGGTGCGGACGGGGTCGGTCGGCGAGAGCAGCGTGGGCTGGTTCGACGCGAACGTGGCGAACCCACGCGGGTCGCGCGACGCGTAGTCGATGCCCCAGGCGCGCTGCGCCGGGGTCAGCTTGCGAGCCTTGATCGCCTCGTCGACGGCCGCGGTGGCCTTCTCGACGGCGCGCTCGCGCTCCAGGTTGTTGAGCTTCGTGGTCAGGGACATCACCTGCTTGTCGGCGCGCGTCGCTCGCGAGTTCTTCGCCGCTCTGGTGAACGGCTCCTGCGACGGCTGCGTGTGCGTCGAGTTCTCGTCCTCGTCGTCATCTTTCTTCTTGGCGTTCGCGTCCTCGTCCCCGTCTTCGTCGTCCTCCGCGGCCTTCGTGGCCGCCGCGGCTTCCGCGGCCGCGGCTTTCTTCGCGGCCTCGTCTTTCTTCCAGGCCTCTTCCGACTTCACGTGGCGCGCGTCGAGCGCTCGGCGCATCGCGGACATCTCCTCAGGTGACGGGTCCTTGCCGTCACCGCGAAGGTTGCGAGCGCACTCCTTGTCCATCTCATCGTTGTCTCGTTCCGGCTTCATCGAATCTTCCTCCTCGAAAGTGTAATCTTTGTCATACGGTGACTTTGTCATCTGTTCTCCCTCGGCGCCTTCCGGGTAGTCGGCGTGTTCCTCGAGCTCGCAGGCGTACTCGATCAGCTGCACGATCTGGTCGCGGCCGAACGACGGGAACGCCTTCTTCAGCGCGTCTTCGACCTTGCCCAGGTCAACGTCGGCGTTACCAGCCATGCGCGACTTGCGCGCGGCGGCGACGGCCTGGAGCTCCAGGTTCGGGTTGTTCGTCAGCGCGCCGCGCAGGAGCCGCGTCACGGTGCCGTCCTTCTCGTGCTCGAACACGGGCGAGAAGTACTTCCAGTGCTTCGCTGATACGTGCTTCGCCCCCTCGCCGGTCCACTCGACCTTCGCCCAGATGGCGCCGTTCACGACCTTGAACTTCCGCATCCACCCGGCCGCCGGCGACGGCCGCCCTTCCGGCGCGGCGAAGTCGGACGCGTGGTCGTAATCGACCACGATTTCGCCGGCCATGTCTTGTGCGAGCGTCGCCTCGATCACGCCTTTCGGGTCTTCGAGCGTGTACGGGCCGCGCCCGTCGCGGCCGGTGAACTCGCCGGCCGGGATGCACTCGATCCACTCGGGCGCTTTACTCGCGCCGGCGGCGGCGATGGCCGTGATCAGTCGACCCTGCCCGCCGGCCATCCTCGATTGGCTCTTCGGTCCGGCGACGGCGTTCGCTTGCTTGAACGCGCTGGCCTCGGCGGCCTTGTCGCTCTTCCCGTCCTTCTTCGCTTTCGCGTAAGCTGAGTTGAAAACTTCCATCCACTGCTTCCGCTTGTCGGCGGGGACGTAGTCAGGAACTTCTTTGGTCGAGCCGTATGGCATGCGTGTCAGACGATAACACACGACCGCGGCTCGCGACCATAGCCACGGCCTCCTCAAAAGTGATCAAAAGTACTCAGGCCGCTCGGCGCCCGAAGGCGCCATACCAGGCGCGGAGTTCTGATTCTCGGATGACCCAGCGCCCGCCTCTGAGCCAGAACGGCAGGCCGTGGTCGCGCTGCCAGCGGACTACCGTGGAGCACGAGACGGCAAGAACGGCCGCGACTTCCTTGCGCGAGAGGATCGGCTCGTCTTCGAGGCTCATCACTGGAGCAGGCCCTTCACGTAGTCGCGCTTGTCCTCGCCTCCGCCGGCGAACGCGTCCCACCCGATCAGCACGACCGTCACCACGTCCGCGAAGTCTTCCGCCGGCGAGGCGGCGGAGTATGGGCGGACGAACCACGCGAGCTCGGCGTGGACCCAGTCGCTCGGCCCGTCGTCCCACCCCGGCCGCGTCTCGACGTAGCGCATCAGACCTTCCTCGAGCATCTCGTCACCGCCGGGTCGCCGCAGCCACCCGGACAGGAGGAACCAGTCCGGACGGTCACTAATGCCGACCGCGTCGTCCCACGCGTGCGCCATCTCGTGGATCAGCGTTCGCTCGAGGTGCGTCACGGTCGGGTGCTCACCGAACGTGCGCTGGTCGTCGAATAGCGCCTCGTTGAGCGTCACGACGCGCGTCGCCTCGTCGGTCACGCCGTGGACGGCGCCGAGGTCGGCGACGCGGATCGCCGACGCGCGGCGGACTTCCTCCGGCACGAACAAGAGCGCGCCGTCGATCTGCGACTGCTCGTCGGCCGTCGGCTCGCGGTCGCGCCGCGCGGCGTGCGTCGACGCGGCGGGGTCGCTCACGTCGTACCCGTTGTCCATCAGCTCGAGGACGACGACGCCCATCGTCTCCGCGCTCGGCCGGACGCTCTGCGAGGAGTCAGCGCTCCCGCCCTCGAGCTCACCGGCGCCGCCCGTCACGCGGATGCCATCGCGCTTCCACTGCTCCCACAGGCGCCGAAGCTCGGAGTCCGACGTCCTGACCTCACCGTCGTCGTCGACTGTGCCGACGCGCTCGCTGTCTCGCGTGATGATCATGCTGCACCTCTCTTTATGAGCGCCTCGATGTACTTGACTGTCTCCGGACATCGCTTCACGAGCGCGGCGCGCGCCTTCGGTCCACTCATGTACTTCATGAACGCTTCTGCGAACCACTCCTTCTCGTTCGTCAGCGCGTACGTAGATGGCGCGTTCAGGACGAGCGGCGTCTCGTGCACCCCGCGGAACGCTTGCTTATACGGGAACTCAAAGTTGACATTATGAAATGGCCCCTTGATGTTGAGGATCTTCGCGACGCGCTGTCGCTCCTTCGAGATTTCACTGACGTACCTGTTCCGCACCACGCTCTCTGCCTTCCTCAGGTCATCGATGTCCTGGAAGTCGATCGCGTGCCCGAACTCGTGCATGAACACGTCGCGGTCCGTCCACTTGATGAAGATCCGCTTCTCGTAGTTGTCATACAGACCGGCTGCATGTTGAAACTTCTCTGCCTGCCTGGCGTCGAACTTCGCGAAGTCATTATGACCGAGTATGAGCTCGTTGATCTTGACTTGCTCGAGTCGCTGCGGGTCGACCTCCGCCGCGAGGTCGCTGATCAGCTTGTCGTAAAATGGAGGCAGCTTAGCACCTTCACCGTGCGTTCGCGCGTACGCGTCGGTCAGCTGATCGCTGAGCTTCTGGCGCGCCACTTCGCGCTCGTCGACCGGCGGCGCGACCGGCGGCGCGACCGGCGGCGCGACCGGCGGCGCGACCGGCGGCGC